CAAGATCCAGAGGGCGCAACGCAACCGGAGCATTCACTCGGGCGAGCGCATCTTCAACGCCGAATTGCTCTACATAGGCAACGAGGGCTTCTCGCAGATCTGCCATGGCCTCTTCTTCGGTTACGCCCTCACCGTACGCGGGGATGTCGGGAACCCGGGCGGTGAAACCACCCAGTTCAGTATCCGGAATCAGCTCAACCGTTAGGCGATGCATGCCCTACATGCTAGCACTCCCATCCAGTTGCGCTCGCTCCGCTCCTTAACCCTCTACCCTCATGTCGCCAGAACTTGCACATTCCCAGTCCGCCGACGGGGTTATCGCCCGCGCCATCGCCGACGCGATCCGTCCCGATCCGCCGCTATCCGTCTGGAAGTGGGCCGACGAGTACCGGATGCTGTCGAGCAAGGCCGCCTCGGCGCCGGGCAAGTACCGCAGCGAGCGGACACCGTACCTGCGCGAGATCATGGACTGCCTGTCGGTCGAGTCGCCGGTGCGTAAGGTAGTGGTGAAGAAACCCGCCCAGGTCGGCTTTTCCGAGGCGCTGAACAACTGGATCGGCTACGTCATCCACCACGCGCCGGGACCGATGCTCCTCGTGCAGCCGACCGTGGACCTGTGCAAACGGTATTCCAAGCAGCGCATCGCGCCGATGATCAACGAGACACCGGTGCTGACCTCGCGCGTGGCCGAGGAGAAGAGCCGGGATTCGTCGAACACGATGCTCGAAAAAGAGTTTCCCGGCGGCATGTTGCTCATGACCGGCGCGAACTCCTCGGTCGGGCTGCGGTCGATGCCCGCAAAGTTTCTGGCGCTCGATGAGATCGACGCCTATCCGCCGAACGTCGACGACGAAGGCGATCCGATTGAACTGGCGGTTGCCCGCACGTCCACCTTTGCGCGCTCGAAGATCTGCATGGGCTCGACGCCCACCGTCACCGGGCGCAGCCGCATCGATGTGGCTTTCGAGGAGACCGACCAGCGGCAGTTCTGGCTACCGTGTACACACTGCAACGACCCGCAGGTGCTGCACTTCACGCGCCTGGTCTGGCCCAAGGGCAAGCCCGAGAAGGTCGAGTACCAGTGCGTTCACTGCAATCAGTTCATCCAGAACTACCAGAAGACCTGGATGCTCGCGCGTGGAGAGTGGCGACCGACGGCCGAATGCGATCCCACCATTCGCGGCTACGCCCTGACCGGGCTGCTTTCGCCGGTCGGATGGCTTAACTGGGCATCGATCGCCGCCAAGTACGAGCAGGCGGAGAAGAAAACCGACTTCCTGCAGACCTTCTACAACACCGTCCTCGGTGAGTCCTATAGCCTGGGCGGGGAGACGCCCAACGACGCCCGGCTGTATGAACGACGCGAGTCGTATCCCATCGGCCGGGTGCCGCGCGGGGGCTTGTTCCTTACCGGCGCGGTGGACGTCCAGATCGATCGGCTCGAGGTGGAAATCAAGGCCTGGGGCCGGGGCCGGGAAAACTGGTCGGTTGACTACATCGTCATTCACGGCAGCCCGAAGGACCAGGTCGTCTGGGACCGGCTGACCGAGATCGCCGAGTCCAGTTGGCCGAGCGACTACGGGACAACGATGAAGCTGTCGCGCCTCGCCGTCGACTCAGGCTATGCCGCCGACCAGGTGTATGCCTGGGCGCGGGGGAAAGGCAGCACCGTGATGGTGATCAAGGGCGACTCGCGCGTACCGGCTGTGCTGGGGGCGGCATCCGCGGTCGAGGTCGGCCCGATGGGCCGCAAGATCAAGTCCGGCGTGAAGATCTGGCCGGTGAACGTGAACTTCGTCAAAGAGGAGCTGTATCGCTGGCTGAACCTCGACGCTCCGGATCTCGAAGCCGGCGAGGCGTATCCGGATGGTTTCTGTCACTTCCCGCAGTACAACCGCGAGTACTTTGCGCAGCTGACCGCCGAGCAGTTGGTCACGATCACCGACAAGCACGGCTATCGCAAAACGCAGTGGCAGAAGATGCGCGACCGCAACGAGGCGCTCGACCTGGCGGTCTACAACCGGGCCGCCTCGGTCGCCTGGGGAATCGACCGGATGGAAGAGAAGCACTGGACGCACCTTGAGGAGCTGCTCGGGGCGCGGAAGCAACGACTCGAGGAGGCGCTGCGCGCGCCCAACACCGTGACACCCGAACAACCGGCAACCCAGGTGACGGCGCCGGTCTTGCCCGTAGCCGGGTCCCCCCGCCGTCGCATCCGTTTTCGCTTCAACTAACGCCATGGCCCTTACCGATCAAGAACTCGAAAAACTCCAGGACGAGACCCTCGCCAACTATTTCTCCGGCGCGCAGGAGATCCGGCACGGCGACCGCATGATCCGGATGCATGACCCGGACAAGGTGAAGACCGTGATCGAAGACCTGGAGGCGCGGCGGCGAGCCGCTACCGGACAGCCGACGCGGCGCCGGATCCGGATCTACGTCAGCAACGGACTTTAGATGAGCCTAATCCTTCTCAATCTTCCGGCGCCTCCCGCGCCGTCAGCGCCCGAACGGCGTGGCCGTCCCCGCGCATCGACCTCCAGTCACTCCGGCTCCCGCGGGCGCCGCGCAGCGGCCTGGCAGGCCAGTTCGGCCGGTCCGAACGACATCGCGCAGCAGGATCTGGAACTCACCCGGAACCGGTCCCGCTTGGCGAGCCGCAACAGCGCCTATGGCGGCAATGCCATCGATAGCCTGGTCGCCAACCTGATCGGAACCGGGATCAAGCCGCTGTCCCAGCACCCGGACGCCAAAGTGCGGGAAGCCATTCACGCCGCCTGGCGACGCTGGACCGATCAGGCGGACTTTGATGGGCGCACGGACCTTTATGGTCTGCAGTCATTGGTCACCCGGACGATGGTCGAGGCCGGCGAGGTGCTGGTTCGCTTTCGGCTGAACCCCAAAGGCGATACGCCCTTTCAGATCGAACTGCTCGAGCCCGACCATCTGCCGGTTTATCTCAGCCGGTTCCCCAGCAGCGAACTGCCGAAGGGGCACCGCGTGGTGTGCGGCGTCGAGATCGACGGCGATGGCAGGCGGCAGGCTTACCATCTGCTGCGCGGCCACCCCAACGAGAGCCACGCCTACGGATTCACCGGGGCGACGGAGACGGTACGGATTCCGGCCAGTGAGATGCTTCATATCTTCCACTGCCTGCGCCCGAAGGAAATCCGCGGCACACCCTGGCTCGGGCGGGTACTCTGGAAGCTCTATCAGCTCGACACCTACGACGACGCCGAGTTGACGCGCAAACAGATCGCCGCCTCGATCACGGGCTTCATCATGGGCAGCCCGCAGGAAGGGGCGCCGCTGCTCGACGTGCAACCGGGCATGGGGAGCGTGGCCGATGCGGTGGCGCAGGTTGAGCCGGGAACGCTGGTGGATCTGGCGCCCGGGGAGACGGTCGATATTCACGAGGCGGCCGACGTGGGCGGGATGTACGAGAAGTACATGCAGCAGCAGTTGCGGGCGATCGCGGCCGGCTGCGGCGTGACCTATGAGCAGCTGACAGGGGATCTGACGGAGGTCAACTACTCCTCGATCCGGGCCGGCCTTCTCGAGTTCCGGCGCCGCTGCGAGCAGCGCCAGCACCAGACCTTCGTCTACCAGTTCTGCCGGCCGATCTTCAACGAGTGGATGCGCTGGGCGGTGTTCTCGGGTGAACTGGTGCTGCCGAACTACCTGCGGGAGCGGACGGCCTACCACGAGGTGAAGTGGGTGACGCCGGGATGGGCGTGGGTGGATCCGCTCAAGGACGCCAACGCCGCGATCCAGCAGATCAAGTTCGGGCTGACCTCGCGCGCCACCGTGGTCAACGAGAAGGGCGAGGACATCGAGCAGATCGACAGAGAGAACGCGCAGGATCAGCAGCGCGTTAAGCGACTCGGACTGCAGTACGGGGCTCCGCCGCCCCGACAGACGGCAAGGAAGGCGGGCGTCGAGACGCTCCGCCTGGGTGACGACGACAACCAAACGCTGGGAGGAATTCAGTGAAACAGACTACGCCCCCCAAGGTGGCCCATCCGCTGGCCCGGCTGGCGACGCGGGTGTTCGGCACCCCGTTGTTGATTCAACCCAACAAGCTCGAGGTCATTCTCTCTGCCGTGGGACCACGCTTCGTCATCGACGGTTTTCCTGTCGCCGCACCGGAGCTGTCGGCGCACGCAGAGCAGATGGACCGGGAGACACTTGCCGTCACGCCGGACGGCCTGGCGATCATCGACATCTCCGGATCACTGGTTAACCGGTCCTCCTGGCTCGACGCGCAGTCGGGCATGACCAGTTACGCGCAGATCCGCAGCGAGCTCGAGGCTGCCATGGCCAGCCCGGCGATCCACGGAATCCTGCTCCACATTGACTCGAACGGCGGGGAGTGCGCGGGCTGCTTCGACCTGGCTGACGCCATCTTTGCTATGCGCGGCGCCAAGCCCATCTGCGCGGTGGTCGATGACGCCGCCTTCTCGGCCGCCTACATGCTGGCCTCTGCCGCAGACAAGGTCTTTGTTTCGAGAACAGGCGGCGTCGGCAGCATCGGCGTCGTCGCAACCCATGTCGACGCCAGCGGCTGGGATGAGAAAGCCGGGCTGAAGTACACGATGCTGACCGCCGGAGCGCACAAGAAGGACTTCAACGCCCACGAGCCGCTGTCGCAGGGGGCGCGCGGCGAGTTGCAGGCCGAGATCGACCGCCTGTATGGGCTGTTTGTCGACACTGTCGCCCGGAACCGGGGCATGCCCGCCGAGGCCGTGCGCGCCACCGAGGCCCGCCTCTACTTCGGTGAAGGCGCCGTAGCGGCCGGGCTTGCCGACGCGGTCTTCCCCTTCGACCAGGCCGCCGCACAAATGGCGGCGAACATCCGCCGCGCGCCGCCCGGGCATGACATAGCTCCAAACCCGCTGAGGGCAGACGCGCCCGTTGCCATCCCGCTTCCGGATCCCGACGATCCGCAACCACCAAACGAACCCGAGGAAAACCATATGAACGAACAAGATGCTCTGCAGGCCGCTACCCCGGCCGCCCCCGCCGCGCCAGCGGCGCCCCCTGGTCCCGTAGCGACGCCCGTCGCCCCGGTTCCTCCCCAACCTGTCCAGTTGCCTCTCGCCCCGTCGACGCCGCCTTCGGCCAGCGCCGAGGAGATTATGGAACTCTGCGAACTGGCCGGCTTTGACCTGGCGACGGCGCGGGAGATGCGTTCGCGCAACCTGACCACCGCCCAGGTCCGCCAGGAGTTGCTGGCCCGCCGCGAAGGTGCGGGGCCGAAGGGTCTGAGCTCCGTGGTCATGCCCGCAGCCTTGAACCAGACCGAGCAAATGGAGCGCGCCGCGCGCGAAATGGCGGCCAAGACGGGGCGCAGCTGGCAGCAGCACTATGCCGAACAGCTCATGACGAACCCCGTTATCTATGACCAGTATCTGGCCTCGAATCCGGCCCAGACCCAGACGCTTTCTTAGAGCAAAGGACAAGGAACCCTATCAGCCCGTGGCAAAAGTGGCCATTTCCGGGATTCCGTTTCAGGCGGCCCGCAGAA